ATGGTTCCGAAGGGTCTCTGACTTCCATTGTTTGCACTGCCAGATGTGCAGCGCCTTGCTGCCGCCTGAAGTTGTCTAGGTAACGTCTGAGAGCTTCCCTTATCAGATCGCTTCTGGTGCGGTGCTCGTGCTGGGCAATAAAGTCAACTTGCTCAAGCATTGCCGGTGGCAGCGCGATCAGTACTTTCTTAGGCATTTGTATAACTCCAAAAGGTAATTAGTCTTGATAGAAGGCGGCCAGATCATCGACTTGTGTTAACGCCCTGGTCGCTTTCATTGATTCCCATTGATCACTAAGTGCTGACCAGTTTCTGACGTGCAGCTGGTCCGATTTTGAATCTCCTTTATGTTCGTCAAGCACTGCTTGCAGTTGTGTTTCTACGAAGTTCGTTCCTCCTTGCTGTTCCCAGCGGTTTAGTGTCTCCTCTATAGTTGATCTGTGAAGCAGCTCTGGCAGCGCTTCCTGTGCATCAGATTTCAGCATCTTCATCTGCTCGCCCTGCCCCTTGCTGGTGAATTGCTGAGCAGTGGCATTAAACATCGTCCAGATCTTGCCCGTCTCACCGTCTCTATTTTTGGCAATGATGATCTCTGCTTCGCCCTTGTAGATTGATTCTTTCGGGTTGTAGTACTCATCCCGGTACATCATCAGGACAATGGAAGCGTCTTGCTCCAGGCTGCCTGACTCTCTGATGTCTGAAAGTTGCGGGTGCTTGTCCTGCCGTGCTTCAACTGCCCTGGACAACTGGCAGAGCACTCCAACAGGTATGCCGTACTTAGCAGCAGCCTTCTTGATGGTCCTGGAGATCTCGCTTACTTCCAGCTCTCTGGTGGCAACCTTCCCCTTCCCTTGCAGCAGACCGATGTGATCGACATAGACGGCATTAGGCATCACGCCCCGGATCTTCATGTCTTCGATTACTGCCACCACATCGTCACCAGTGGTGATGCCAGCCCGCTGATCCACAATGTGAATAGGCAACTGATTCAGGATTGCTGAAGCCTTATTCAGATCATCGAGATCCCAGCTGTTGAACTTGCCGCTCTTGAACTTCGTTGCATCCAGCCCAGAGATGCAAGCCAAAAGCCGGTTAGTCAGATCCTCTTCGTACATCTCCAGAGAGACGATCAGTATTCTCTGCTCGTAAAGCTTCGCCTGGGCAAGTGCAATATTGAGCATTAGAGCAGTCTTGCCCATACCCGGCCGACCTGCAATGATATTCAGCTCTCCACCGTTGAAGCCAAAGAGCTTTTCGTCAAGGTCATATATTCCGCTAGGTATGCCGGTCACGGCGCCACCATTCATCATGATCCGATCCAGTTTTTCCCTTGCTGTGACAACGATCTCAGAGACCGATCGCGCACCACGTCTAGTGCTGTCATCGTCAATTCTTGTGCTCTCTCTGATGAGATTCGATAAGAGATCTTGTAAGTCTTCATTCTCATAAGCTTCTCTGTTTGTGTGCTTCGTGATTCCGATCAGTTTTCGGCGGTTAGCATCCCGCTTGATCTGTGTGGCGTAATAGCCAGCGTTATCTATTGAAACGGTGGAGCTTTCCAGCTCTGATAGATAAGGTCTGTCTCCAGCTTGCTTGAGCTTCTTCAGCTCTTTCAGCTTCTCTGCCACCGTCAGGGTGTCGATGGGTTTAAGGGATTCCCAGAGGTCTAAAATTGCTGACCAGACTAATTGGTGCTGCTTAACGTAGAAGTCAGATGGCTGGAGTTTCTTGCCGGTATCGAGGAGTGATCGGTTAGCTACAAGAGCCGCACCAATGACCGCCTGTTCTGCCTGCAATGAATGCGGTGGCAGCTGAATGTCTTCCTCTTCGTGTTCCGGCATGTTTCCATCATTCGCCAAAGACTAAAAAATACCTTCCGCCTTCACCGTCTCCAGGGTCTTCATACTTGGCTCGGCACTTCCATTTGTTCTGTTTGTAGAGGGTGCATACCTCTTCAATGGCTGCCTTCTTCATGTATTTGCAGCTCACCCAGACTGTCTTGCCGGGCTTGCCGTCCCAGTTCTCTCCCAGGGCTTTCTCACACTTCAGATAGAGCTTCTCTGTGTCTTCTTCGATCCGCTTCTGTTCTGCTGCCGCCTTCTCTGCATCAGAAAGCGCTTTAGCTGCTGCTTTCTCTGCTGCCTTTGCGGCTTTCATTTCCGGTGAGTTGTTTTTCTTTGCTGTCTCTTCTGGGGTGAGCATCAATCCTCACAGTTCAATTGTCTTGCCGGTCACTTCTTTATGCTTCTCCAGAATCATTTCCCAGGGAATAAGCTTGACTCCGCACGGTGGCCAAAAGATGACCATTCCCGCTGGTGAGAACAGGATCACTAGATTCTGTTTGTCCAGCTCCGCCTTGATGCTCGCTGCCGTCACATCTGTCAGGTGCCTGACGCCCGACTCTGCCGCCTTTGGCAAACTGCTTGCAAAAGCAGGAGCTAAGCCGACTATCAGCACAGCAAGCGCTGTGAGTGTTTTCTTCAACATCTTCTTCAATCTCCAAAAGGTAAATCTGATTGGTGGCATATCTGGTGATAGCCATCAGTTGCCGGGCTCTCTTCTGTCTCATCGATCTTTCTTGCTCAAGCTGCTGCTTCAGCTCTGCAATCTTTTCATTCAGCTCATGCACGGTCACATGAAGCTCTTGATCCATAATGCAATCGCGCCCAGCGTGCACAAAGTGAATGACACCTGCTGTGTGATTGTCGAATTGGCGCGTGTATGACTCTCCACACGCTGGGCACTTTCGCATTGTTTGCTTTCTCTCTTTTCGTGTAAGGCTGTCTACTTCTTCTTAGCTTTTGCAGCGGGCTTCTTGGTCGTCGCTGCTTTCTTCGGCTTGGCCGGCTTCTTATCCGGCGCGGTGCCTTCCGATGGTGGCAAGGTCTCTACTTTGTCGATTGCTGCCGGTTCGTCTTTGAAGGCTGACAGATCGTCTTCTTCCGGCTTGAGATAGCTGTCTTCCCTGGGCGTCTGATCTTCTTCAGTCACAAAGAACGGATCGGTCCTGGTCTTCACCTTGCCGGCCTTCTTGCCTTTGCTCTTTGCCTCTTTCACGGTTTCTTCCATTCCTGGAAAAACACCTTGAGACTTCTCAGCAACTTCTCTGACATGTTCGTCTTCCACTTTCTTGGCTTCGGCTTCTTGTGCTGCTGCACGGTCAGCTTCCTTGTCCAAAGTTTGCTGATTCTCTGCCGACAAATGCGGGCGGGCCATCCTGCCGTAAGCGTCAATCCTGTCGTCAATGTCTTTGATGCTCGGATTAGCAGTGCCTTCGATGGAGAACTGATCCACGACTGCCAATCTCAGGGAAGCCATGATCCAATCTATGTCTGCATCACAACCCTGAACTTCCTCATTGAATTCTTTCTTTAGTGCAGTGCGCTTGCTTTTAAACTCAGAATCGTCAATGTCTATTTCCGGTGCGTCTTCGTGCAGTGCTCTAAATTTACGGCGGGCGCTCTTTCGCTTCGCCTGCCTTCCTTGAATCTCGATGATCATCTATTTCACTCCAAATGTTTTCATGTAAGTCAAACCAATTGCCAGAGCTGAAATCTCATGGCTCACGATTCCCTTCAGCACTCCTGAGAGCTTGCCTTTGATTAGTGGCACGCCCCAGTGATAAGCGCATTGCTCTTTGATGTGCAGATCCTTGACACCAGAAGCGGTGCCACAGAGAGCCATCTTCACATCGAGTCTCATGATCTCAGTGAAGGGTATATTTTTGTCTTTGCAGATCCTTCTGAACTCACCAAACCATTCAGCAGTGTCATAAAGAGAGCGTGAAGCGCTTCCGTAGTTGTCTAGTTTTTCGCACGCAACATGATCGATCTGCTGTGACTTCTTTAGGAAATCTGCAAAAGCATCGTTTCTGTCTATGCCGTGACCGACCGGGGCACCCTTGATGCCTAGCTTTGTATTCAATGCCACCCAGCCAGATTCATAAGTGCCAGGGTCGATACACAACAGATTCATCAGAATTTTTTAGCGCTCACGATTGCAGTAGTGCCGATATTTCCAGCAGAGCCTAAGCCTGCCATCAGTCCGTTAAAGCCGCTCGACTCCATCCACTGACCAGCTCTCAGGGGGTGCTGGACTGGAAAAGTCAGCCGGTGAAACGTATGAATAGGATGCTTCACCATAAAGAACGGGCCACGGTATAAGGCCTTTATTCTCTTGTGCTTCTCCACTGCGATCACCGGCTT